AGCGTCGTCTACCGAGAATGTACTCACACACGACAGGTTGGGCAACCGAGTCGGTAGCTAGTAACGGAAATCCAGCCCTGACTATAAACGGACGCGTATACGCTCCAGCCGAAGCTGTAAAGCTCTACTTCCGCCATAACGGCTACAAGTCTCTAGTGGAGCGCGAAATCGAGCAGACTCCAATCGTTCTCGACGCTCTAAAGAGCGCGGGCTTCACCGTTACCGAAATCCGTAACGGCTACTTCCTAGTAAAGAAAGAAGCGAACTAATGACCGAGACCATAACTCAAGACTTCGAAACTATGCTCGACGAAGCTCCAGACTACGCGAAAGAAACTGCCGCGCTAGTTAGGTGGTCGACTAACTACAACTACAACGACGAGGGAAATCCGTTACCTCTCTTCCTTGACCTAATCGGATACAACGAGGAGCAGTTCGGAGAAAGCTCGGGACGTAAAGTATCCCCGCTCGGGTTCGTCGAGCTCGGCTACCTCGGAGACGCTCTTCGCGAATACGCGGAACGTCCGCAGGATATCTGGAACTGGCTAGAGCGCCTCTTCGCCTCGGAGATAGATAACTAATGGGTGCTATCAAGAACATCTGGACAGCGCGGCAGGAATACGCCGAGAAACTCTCCGAAGCTCTCGGCGAGTCCGTCGAAATCCTCGAGAACCAATCGCCCGTGAACTCCCTCGAATGGTGGAAGTTTCGCCTCGAGGACGGCGTCGTCCTCTCTAAGATTGACGACCTAACTTATATCGAACCCGCACCTATCGAGTGCGGCGCTAAAGACTTCGACGAGATTAGAACGGCGATAGACGCCGTCCGCGCTCGTCACGAAGAGAAAGAAGATAACTAATGGCACTACCAACGATTACCCTAGTCGGTAACCTAACCGCAGACCCCGAGCTTCGCGTAACGAACTCTGGTAAGCAGGTCTGTAACCTCCGCGTCGCGTGTAACGAGCGGAAGAAGAACGAAGCGGGAGAATGGGTCGACGGAGAGTCCGTCTTCCTCGACGTCTCTTGCTGGAAGAACCCCGAGAGTATCAACTCGACGCTGGCGAAAGGCTCGAAAGTCCTTATCCTCGGAACGCTCCGAGCTAATGACTACGAGAAAGACGGCGTCCGTATTCGCGGTTATCGCGTGAACGCGGACGAGGTCTCGAAGTTGATTATCGGAGCTAAGGGCGAGAGTAACGCCGTCAAGGTCGAGAGCTCTACTGACGGCTGGACTTTACCGAATACCGACTCGGTGGCGGGCTTCGATACAGGGAGCGTCCCGTTCTAATGATATTCCTAAAGTCTCTACTCTTCGGAGTAATCTTCTTCGGCGGTCTCGCATTTATTAGCGGACTTGTCGAGTTCCTAGCTTCTCTTTACTATCTAAGCCTCGGCGTGTTGATTGTTATTATCGGAACTTTATTCTGGTATGCCGTAAAGCCCGAGAGAGGTCGCTAATGGCTAAGGGACGTCACCGCGCTAACCCGAAACCGTGGAATTGGCGCGAGGAGAAGAAGACTCTCCTAAACCGTTGGCGCTTCTTCTGGAAGCCCGCTATCCGCTCTTATCTGAAAGGACTCAAGCAACGTGCTAGAGCAAGAAATCTATAACCGAGTAATCGCTCAAGTCGAAGAGCGTCTAACCTCATTCGAAGCGTTCGAGATACTCAAGAACGCGAAACTCGCCGAGCCGTTCGGTATCACGAACACGCAGGAGAAGCTCGTCGAGCTAGTGAAGAGGGAAGTCTCGCCGCAGAAGCTCGGAGCGCACCACCAATACATAGCAGGAGAAGCCGAAGAGGCTCTCTGCGCCGTCTGCGGAAGCTCCGAAGCGGAGAACGCTCCCGATTGTAGGTGGGACTAATGGGACTCCTAGACGACCTCCAACCGATAAAGGGACGACTCTATCCCTGTCGCGTCCGAACAATAGCCGAGAGCCTCGACGAGAAAGACCGAGCCGTCTTTATCGAAGCGATAAACTCTACTCGGTGGGGAATGAACGCTCTCGCCGCAGAACTGACTAAACGAGGTCTCGACATAAGTCGATACTCAATAGCTAAACATAGAGAGAAGACCTGCTCGTGCTCGAAGACCTAACACCGCCCGCCGATGAACCCGAAGACATAAGTCTTCTACGCTCGGCTCTTAGAAGAACTCAAGTCCAACTCGCTCAAGCGAAAGAACGAAACGACCACCTCGTCGAAGTTACGAGGCAAGCCGCATTCGACGCTATGCTCTCACTAGGAGGCGTCCCCGTCACCGCTTCACCGAAGAAAGACGCGAGAAAGAAAGTCCGTCCCGAGGTCGCTCTCTGGGTTATGACTGACTGGCAAGGAGCGAAGAAGACGACCTCCTATAACTCGGAGGTAATGAGACAACGCGTTCTCCAGTTCGCGGAGAAAGCCGTTCATATTACCGAGCTTCACCGCTCGGCGCTTCCCGTCCGTAAATGCGTAATCGCTTTCGGCGGAGATATGATAGAGGGACTCTTCAACTTCCCGACTCAACCGTTCGAGATAGACGCGACGCTCTTCGAGCAATACGTCAACGTTTCGCGCCTAATGGTCGACGTCGTCCGAGTCGCTCTCGAGAACTTCGAAGAAGTCGAAGTCGTCGCAGAATGGGGAAATCACGGTCGCCTCGGCTCGAAGCGTGACGCCGTCCCGAGGTCGGACAATGCCGACCGAATGACTTACGAGCTCGCCCGTCAAATGCTCCGCGGAGAGAAACGCCTCAAGTGGGAAGACTCTCCCGAGGACGTTCAACGTATCGAAATCGGTAACTATCGCGCGCTCCTACTTCACGGCGACGAGATAGGACGTAACGGGTTCGCCTCTCCTGCGGCTATCGTGCAACATATGAACCGCTGGCGCTCGGGAGCTTACCCGTGGGAGTTCCGCGACGTCTATATCGGTCACTATCACACACACGCCGAATGGGCTATGGCAAATGGTCTAGGAGCGGTCTACCAGACGGGCTCGACCGAGTCGGATAACCGTTACGCGGGAGTAATGCTCGCGGCAACCGCTATACCGTCTCAACGTCTACACTTTATCGACCCCGATAAAGGACGCGTAACTGCGGCGTATAAAGTCTGGCTGGACTAATGAACTTCAATCCGCCAGAAGACCCTGCCTGTAAGCCCGACGACGCCGAGCTCTTCGATAACGAGTTCCTCTACGAAATGGCTCTCGGTATCTGTAAGGACTGCCCTATTCGCGCTTGGTGTCTCGAATGGGTAGACCCGAGTAATAGCTTCTTCGACGGAGTCGCGGGAGGTGTCGCTTGGAAAGAGGGTAGACCTCTTCCAGACTTTACTAATATTCGACGCGACGAAGTTCTAATCGCTTACCTCGGTCGCCGTCGTCAACTAAAGAAACTCAACTAAAGGAGAAAGAAATGCCTAAAGCTAAGAATAACCAGCGAAACGAAGACCGTAACAACGGGAAAGCTTGGAAGAAGCGTCCTAAGAAGTTCGACGCTACTAAGAGAAGATTGGTAACCGCGAAGTGATTATCAAGAAGAACCGCTATCAAGTCGCTATCGAAATCACTTACACGCTAGAGGGAGAACTCCTCGGAGAGTATCTCGACCAGCTTCAAGGCAACGAAGATACCGAGGAGGCTCGTAAAGAGTTCCTAATAGACCGCTTCGTTTCCCCGTGGTGGAAAGAACAAGTCGACCCGAAAGCCGAGCTCGTATTTAGGAAGCTCTCCTAATGCCGAGCTATGAGTATTCCTGCGAACCCTGCGGCGCTTCTCAAGTCGAGACGTTCTCGATAGAGCTCGAGCTTCCGCCTCCGTCTTGCCCTAACTGCTCTAAACCAATGACCCGCGTCTTCTCTCCTCCTGTTATCAAGTTCAACGGTAACGGGTGGGGAGCTGACCCTAAGAAAGAAAGAAACTAGCTAATGACCGAACCTATAAACCCTTGCGAGGAGTGCTCTAAGACGTCCTGCGGCGTCTGCGATGACCCGAGCTTCCCGTGGAGTCTCCGTATCTATCAAGTAGAAGAGAACGGACGTAGGCTCTTCGAGTTCTTCATCGAGAAAGATAAAGAGGTTCTCGTTACGGGGAAAGCTAACGGCTTCTTCTCAATCATCGACCAAGCACTCGAAGCCGTCGCCTCTTGGAACCTCGTCCCGAACCTCGGAGAGTCGCCGTCTCTAACTGACCTCGCTTTCTCGACGGGCGTCCTAGTCGAAAGAAACCGCGCGCAGAAAGTCCTAGACGAGCAAATCGCTACCCTCGAGATACAGAGAGACCTAGCACTCAAGCACCAAGACGAACTCCTCGAACTAACCCGCGAAGAGCTAGACGCGCTCATAACAGGAGACCCTGTCACGTTCGAAGCTCGGCTCAAGAAACTAAAGGAGGCGGCAAAGTGACTCACGCCGAGAAAGTCCGCGACTATTACCGTCGACAGGGCGAGAAGACCGAGAGAGAGCGTATCGTCGCTCTCCTCGAGAGAACCCCGTTCCTATGGGTTGGAGATAAACAACTAATCCAACTCGGACGAGAAGAACTAATCGCCGAGATAAAGAAAGGGCGGGAGGAATGACTAACCCGAACATCTACGAAGAACTCGAGAAGCTACGAGGCGACGTTCAAGTCTTACAAGTCGCGTTAGCTCTAATGGCGCAACGCCTCTACCCGACCGTAAAGATAGATAGAAGCTTCTGGGACGAAGTTCACGCTATCGTTAGAGCGAACCTAGAGAAAGAACCCGAGGAGGCGAACGAATGACCGAGAGACCTCCGACTCCTATGGAAGCCTTTACTAGAGTCGTCATCGAAGCGCAGATAAGCTACGCCGTCAAGAACGAACGGAAGCGACTTATCGAGAAGCTAGAAAGCTACCTCGAGATAACCGTATTCACCGAGAACGTAGAGGGAGCAGAGCCTAATCCCGAATGGACTAAAGGCTTTCAAGCCGCACTATCTCTAATCAAGAACGAGGTTACGGGCGAAGAATGATACGAGAGCGTTGCTCCTGCGGAGCGGAGTTCGAGACGGACGAGAAGACCGCCGTCCGACTTATCCGCGAATGGCGCGACGCTCACCGTCACGAACCCGAAACGCCGAACGAGAACCACGACGCGACTATCGAAACAACCCTCGGACTTTCAAGCGACCCGAGAGTCCCCGAACTACACATCGGGTTCAGACCCGACCCGCTAGAAGAATAGAAAGAACCTAATGCTAATCCAATCCCTCGGCGTCCTCCTAATCCTTAGCGGAGTCGCTCTATTTATCTACATCGTCCGAACGGTCGAACGTTACGAAGCTCACCAACGAGACCTCAAGCGCGCAGAGCTCGCAGAAACACTAGACCGACACGCCCGACACGTTAGAGAGAACCAACTTCTCGTTACACGTTTCCTAAACTCGAAGAATGGAACGGAAGAAACCGCTCAAGCGGACGACGAGACTCAAGCCCCGAAGCAATAAGACCGCTAACCTCTACCGAACTCAACGAGCCCCGCTCGTCGCCGAACTCCTCGAAGCTATCCCTATCTGCCAACGTTGCCTCTCCGCCCGCTCTACCGACGTCCACGAAATAAAGTCACGCGCCCGCGGAGGCTCAATCCTAGACCGAGAGAACCTCGCCGTCCTATGCCGTCCCTGCCATTCGTGGATAACAACAAACCCCGCTCAAGCTACCGCCGAGGGCTGGCTTCGAAACTCTTGGGACTAACTAAACCCGCGTAAATACGCCTCTCTAGGGGAGGGGGAGTCAATCACTAGACCCGAACCTGCCGACCCTGCCTTCCACAGAGTCGGTCTCACACCCCCGAAATTGGAAATCGGCTGTAACGGAACGCCTCGGGCTCGCGTAACGAAACCGTGACACCGTCTTTAGCCTGTTTCTATGGTCGAGATTAGGAAATGCGCTTGCGGGTGCGGACTCGAGACGGAGCGGAAAGCAAAGACGGGACGGCGTCCTCTCTACGCGACTAACGCTTGCCGTGTTCGAGCTCTTCGTCGTCGTCGCGCTCTCGAGAACTTAGGTCTAGCGCCCGAGTTCGAGGCTATCCCTGACCTAGCGAAACCCGAACCTGTATCCGTTTCGGCGTCTTCGGCGGACGAGCAGGTCGCTCGCTCAATCCTCGAAGCTCGCGCTATCGGTTACGCGTTCACCCGTCTCGGAACTTCGGCTCGTCCCGAGCTCGGCTGGCGGGCGACTAAAGTCGGTAACGCTATCCTCTCGGCTCTCGCCGAGTTCTTCCCTAATTCTGAAAGGTAACTCCTATGGCTTTACAAGTGAAACACGTCGCTATCTCGAAACTTTCGTCCGACCCGCTAAACGTTCGGACGCACGACGAGAAGAACCTCAACGCGATAAAGCGTTCTCTCGAACTCTTCGGTCAACGTAAGCCGATTGTCGTCGCTCGCGCGAATGACGGAAGCCTCGTAGTCATCGCGGGGAACGGAACGCTCGAAGCGGCAAGGTCTCTCGGTTGGACGGAGATAGACGTTACCGAAGTTCCCGAAGATTGGGACGCGGAGCGAGCTCGCGCTTACGCTATCGCAGACAATCGGACGGCAGAACTCGCGGACTGGAATAAAGTCGAGCTCGCTTCGGCTCTTCTCGAACTTGACGCCGTCGGGTTCGAACCCGCGGACTTAGGCTTCTCGGTCGCTCAAGCTTCCTCGGGAGACGTCGACGTTCCCGATGACTTCCCCGAGTTCGACGAGAACTCTTCTACCTCTCACCAATGCCCTAAGTGCGGCTACGAATGGAACGGGTCGACGAAATGAAAGACGAGACTCTTCCTACTTCGTCGTGGAAGTTTGACGAAGCCGTAACCGAAGTCTTCGACGATATGCTCGAACGCTCTATCCCTGACTATGCGGGTATGCGGCGGACGACGACGGAGCTCGCGCTTCGGTTCGCTAAAGAGGGAACGGCTATTGTTGACCTCGGTTGTTCTCGCGGTAAAGCTCTTCGTCCGATTATCGACGCTCTCGGCGACTCGAACTCTTACGTCGGAGTCGAAATCTCGAAGCCTATGGCTAACGCCGCACGGAAAGAGATACCCGAGGCGAAGATACTCGAGCTCGACTTACGCGACGAGTATCCGACCGCGTCCGCTTCGGTGACGCTCGCGGTATTGACGCTCCAATTTACGCCTATCGAATACAGACAGCGAATACTCGAGGACGCTTACTCTCGGACGGTATCGGGCGGAGTTATCCTCCTCGTCGAGAAGATACTCGGTTCAACTTCTTACAATGACCGACTTCTCGTCGAAACCTATTACGGGCGAAAGGGCGAGAACGGTTATACCGCCGAGCAGATTACCGCGAAGCGTAGAAGCCTCGAGGGAGTTCTAGTTCCCGTAACCGCGAAATGGAACGAAGAGCTCCTAGAGTCCGCGGGTTTCCGTAACGTCGAGTGCTATTGGCGACACCTAAACTTTGCGGCGTGGCTAGGCGTGAAACCGTGAAACCTCCCTATTCTCTTCCGTCGATGAAAGACGTCGAAGCTATCCGCGGAACTAACGGTCTAACTATGGTCTCGACTTTCTCGGGTTGCGGAGGCGCTTGCCTCGGTTATGAACTCTCGGGCTTCAATCTGCTATGGGCTAACGAGTTCGTCGAGGAAGCTCGCGAAACCTATAAAGCTAATCACCCGCACGTTATTCTTGACGGGCGCGACGTCCGTAAAGTTTCGGGCTCGGAGATACTCGACGCTATCGGTCTCAAGCAAGGAGAGCTCGACTTACTCGAGGGCTCGCCTCCCTGCGCTTCATTCTCTCGCGCTGGCTCGAAAGAGAAAGGTTGGGGAGTAGTAAAGAAATACTCGGATACCGAGCAACGTTCGGACGACCTCTTCTACGAGTTCGCCCGTTTAGTCGAGGAGATACAACCTCGAGTCTTCGTTGCGGAGAACGTCGCGGGACTCGTTCAGGGTAAAGCTATCGGCTACTTCAAACTAATTCTTGCCGAGCTCAAGTCGAAAGGCTACGAGGTCTCCGCTAAAGTTCTCGAAGCTTCTTGGCTCGGCGTTCCGCAAGGACGCGCGCGTCTAATCTTTATCGGCGTTCGTAATGACCTCGTCGCTAAGGGTATCCGTCCCGCGTTCCCTAAACCTCTTCCTTATCGCTATTCAATCTCGGACGTCCTCGACTCCGTCTCTCCGACTTCTATCCCGAGCTTCGTTGACCCTGAAACGGGAGCTAACATCGGGCTCGACGGTCACGCCGTCGGAGTCGAATACGATAAGACTCCAATCGGCGGAAAGTCCGATAAATACTTCCAACTAATGAAACCTGCCCTCGATAAACCGAGCTTCACGATTACGGCTACGGGTGGAACTATCGGTGCGGCGTCCGTAGTTCACCCGATACATAAGCGAAAGTTCAATCTCGAGGAACTTCGTATCCTCTCCTCTTTCCCCGCGGACTTCGTTCTAACGGGAAACTATAAACAACGTTACGAACGAATAGGTCGCTCCGTCCCGCCTCTAATGGCTCAAGCTATCGGCGACGTAATTCGAGACAAGATACTAAAGCCGAGCTATGCCTAAAGGACGTCCCGTAGACCCGAAACGCGCTACCCGAAAGACGGGTAACCGTCCGCTTCCTAACGAAGCGAAGAAAGCGCGCGCGGTCTCACCGATACCCGTCAAGATAGAAGCGTTCCCGCCTCCCGCGACTTTACCCGTAGAAGTTCACGAAGTCTGGAGGGCAGTTGTCGAAGACCTCGGAGGCGCTAATCATATGCGGGCGAGTTTCATTCCGCAGATACAGGCTTATTGCGAGGCGGTCGCTATTCACGCTCAAGCGTCCGCGAATATTCAACAATTCGGAGTTCTTGTAAAGGGAGCGAACGGAGTTCCCGTAGCGAACCCGCTTATCCGAGTTCAGAAAGACGCGTCTGCTACTATTCTTCGTTACGCCGAGTCTCTCGGTCTAACTCCTGCGGCGCGTATTAGGCTTGGTCTAATGGAGATTACAGGAATGTCTCTCCTCTCGACGCTAAACGCTTCAATCGACGGAAAGAACTAATGCCTAGATACACGCAAGCGGGACTCGCGAAAGCGGAACGCGTAAAGCGGTTCTCTGAACTTCACGTCCGCCATATGAAAGATAGGTGGGCTGGAAGTCCGTTCAAACTCGAGCCGTTTCAATGGGAGAATATGATACTGCCTACTTACGGGCAGACGGTCAAGGGTAAGCGAAAGATAAAGCGCGCGCTCTATGGTATTCCTCGCTGGAACGGTAAATCCGAGCTAACCGCTATGCTTCACCTCTACCACCTCTTCGGCGAACCCGTCTTCGGTGGCGAACAATACGCGTTCGCTACTACTAGACAGCAAGCGGCAATTATCTTCGACACGGCAAAGCGAATGATAAACGCTGACCCGCTTCTTCGAGCTATGTCTAAGGTCTATCGAAACGTAATCGAAGTCCAAGAAACGGGAGCGACGTTTCGCGCGTTACCGTTCGACGCCGATACCTCGCAGGGCTTCCACCCGAGCTTCGCCTCGGGAGACGAAGTCCACGTTATGCGAAATCTTGAAATGGTCGACTCAATGGTAACCGGTATGGTCGGACGCGAAGAGGGACTCTTCGTCGCAATTACTACTGCGGCGGCAAGAAGCGGAGGAACTCTCGACGAGCTTCGCGAGCTTTGGAGTAATGACCCCGCCGCATACGTTTATTGGCAAGGCGCGAAAGAAACGGACGACCCGAGCGACCCCGCCGTCTGGCGTAAAGCGAACCCCGCTTCGTGGATAACAATGGATATGCTCCGAAGTCAATATCAAGCGTTACCGCTCCCTGTCTTCCAGCGTCTTCACCTCAACCTAACGCCGAAAGACGGAGACTCGGTTCGAGCGTTCAATTCGAAAGCTTGGGAACTATGCGGAGATGTTCCGACTATCGACCTCGAGAAGCCTTGCGTAATCGGCGTCGACGCCGCACCGCGACGCGATAAGACCGCGGTCGTCTTAGACCAGAGAGACGAGAACGGAGTTCATAACGTAAAGGCGTGGACTTTCGAAGCTGACCCCGAAGCGGGACTCCTAGACTTCGACGAGCTAAAGCACCTACTCCGAGAACTAAACGCGACCTATAACGTTTCCCGTATCGTCGTCGACCCCGCTCACCTCTTCGCAGTTATGGACGAACTCAACCGCGAGGGATTACCCGTAGAAGACTTCCCGCAAACCGCTTCGAGAATGATACCCGCCTCTATGAACCTCTATGACCTCATTCAATTAGGGCGAGTTCGTCACGGTGGAGACCCGCTTCTAACGAAGCACGTTCTCAATGCGGGAGCTAAAGAGATACCGCCTAGCGGGTGGAGGCTAACGAAAGTATCTCGCCACGAGAACATAGACGGAGCGGTCGCTCTAGCTATGGCTTCTCATATAGCCGAGGCGGAATGGTCTCTCGGTTCTCAATCATTCTCGCAGACGGGCGGAGTATGGTCGCTCGACGTTACGCTCTAGCGTGACACCTGCGGGAAACTCGTTACATAGAACTATTAGGACGGACTCGCTATCTATGGCACTAAACCCTCTTGCCGCCTTTAGACGTTCCGAGAAGAGAGACGCTATCGACGCTCTCGCTAACGCTTTCTTCTACGGAGGGACGGTATCTGCCGCGGGCGTTCGCGTAACTCCAGAGACCGCTCTCGCTTCCGTAGCCGTTGCGGCGTGTATAGAAGTTCGCGCCGAAACTTTCTCCGCGTTACCTCTCGGCGTATATCGTCGCGAAGAACGTAAGCGTATTCCGCTTCCCGAGCACCCTGTCGCACGTCTATTAGCCGACAAGCCAAATGACCTAATGACGGGAGGCGAGCTTCTTCGTTGGAAACAAATTAGAGAAGACATCTCGGGTAACGCTTACGTCCGCGTGGTCTTTCGAAACGGTCGACCTAGCGAGCTTCTACCTCTTTACGCGAATAACCCCGAAATGCGTATCGCAAACGGTAAAGTCGCGTATCGCTACAAAGGCGATGACCTAACTCCAGCGGGCGATTACCCTGCGCGAGACATTCTTCACTTCAAGGGAGCTTTCCTCCGTAACCCGTTCGAAGCGGCAAGCCCTATCGACCTAATCAAAGACACGATTGGTTTATCTATCGCGACCGAGCAATTCTTCGGACGCTTTCTAAATAACGGCTCTCACTTCCCGACATACCTCGAAACCGACTCTGCTCTTTCACCCGACGACGTGAAAGCAATAGCTAGTTCTCTCAAGTCGACAGCGGGAGTTCTTGACGCGGGTAAAGTTCGAGTCTTCGACCGTGGTTTGAAAGTCAAACAGAACCCTCTCTCTATTCGTGACGCTGACCTAAGCGCGCAAATGCGTTGGTATCTTGAGCAAATCTGCCGTATCTATCGAGTTCCTCTTCCGATTGTTCAAGATTGGACACACGGAACTTATACGAACTCGGAGCAAGCGGGACTATGGTTCGCGCAACATACGATTACGCCTATCGCCGTCTCGACGGAGAGAACTCTAAGCTCTAACCTCTTCCTAGACGGCGAAGCTGGAACATATGTAAAGTTCAACCTCGACGCTATTCTTCGCGGAGACTACGCGACTAGAACCGCGGGCTATAACACGCTAATAAACTCGGGCGTAATCTCGCGTAACGAAGCTCGCGCCTACGAAGACCTAGACCCTTATGTCGGCGGAGACGAGTATCTCGTTCCGCTAAATATGGCGAGCTCAACTTCTCTCGGAACTGACGCTAACCTCGATGAACCCGCTCCTCGTAACCCTAACGAACCGCGTTCAATTCTTCAACCTGTAATAGACGACGCTATCGAGCGGGTAAAGATTAGAGCGAAGCAAGACGCCGTCCGCGGACGCGACGTCGAGACTACTAGAGAATGGGCTCTCGAGAACGTAATGCCCGCGGTCGAACGAGCTCTAAGTCTTGCGGGATTAGATATTCCTATTAGTTCTATCGTTGACGAAGCTCTTTCCGAAACCCGAGCAGTCTCTATCTCCGTCCCCGAATATGTTTCCGCTAACGCGAAGCGCGGACTCAAATACTACGAAGAGGGAAGAGGAGGCGACGGTTTAGTTCCTCAAACTATCCGAGACGCGCGGGAGCTCGCCGAGGGACGCGTATCCGAAACAAAGATTAGAAAGATTGCTCCGTGGATTGCTCGTCACCTAGTCGACCTCGAAGCTCCCGCAAACTCTAACCCTGACGACCCTGATTATCCCGCGGCAGGTTTAGTCGCTATGCTACTCTGGGGAGGAGGCGCGACTAAAGAGGGCGCGCTAAGAACTCAAGCGTGGGCAGAGAACGAAGTCGAGAAGCTCGACAGCGAAGCGTGACACGAAGAGGACGATAGAACTATGGCTAAAGCAGAACTACGCGCCGTCGGAGAACTCACATTCTCGCTGGAGGGTAACCGTCCTCGTATCGAGGCGCGAGCAATCAAGTATGACTCTTGGTCTGTCGACCTCGGAGGCTTCCGCGAGCGTATCCTCCCGAACGCTATAAACCTAGACTCCGACCTCGTAGCTTTATTCGACCACGCTACCGATAAAGTCCTCGGACGCGTATCTGCGGGAACTATGACCGTTCGCACCGACGACGCTGGTATCTCTTTCACCGCTTACCCGCCCGAAACTTCTTGGGCTCAAGACCTACGCGTCTCTATGGAACGCGGAGATATAAAGGGTTGCTCTTTCCGTATGTTCGTCGATGAAGACCACTTCTACGTCGAGAGCGGAGAAGTTCGTCGCGATATCCGCAAGGCTCGCGTTACCGAACTGACGATAACTTCTATGCCCGCTTACCCCGAAACTTCCGCCGAAGCGCGTTCAACCGCCGAAGCCCTGAAAGTAACTAGCGAAGAGAACCGCGCTGGACGCGTTCTATCTGCGGCTAACGAGATTGCCTTGAAAGCCGCACTCGAAGCTATTGACCTTGCCGAAACAACTCTCGAAAGCGTCCTCTCTCAAATTGACCCGACTTTCGACCCCGAAGCCGAAGACGGAGAAGACGACTCCGAGGACTCTTCCGAGGAAATGACTTCAACCGTAAAGCGTGACGCTTCTTGCCCTTGCTCTAATACCGAGTGCTCCTGCGCTCCTCAATCTTCCGAGACTACGGACGGCGCGTCCGTAGAGCCTCGAAGCACGGTCGGCGCGACCGAAACCCTCCAAACCCGTTCTTCCGTCTACTCGACGAAGTTCGGACTCATATCAACCCGAAAGGAAACCTAGAATGGATTATCGTTCTATCGACCGCCAAGCCGAGGAGTTGCGCCAGATTGGTGCGGAATTGGCTGGCAAGGGCGAGCTCGCTCCAGAAGAGCGCGACCGCCTTATGAACATTACTGGCAGACTCGAAGAGCTAGACAGACTTCGTATTGAAGTTCGCGACGCTGAACTCGAGGAAGCTCGTTCAATCGCCGAAAGCGGACGCCCTGTTGGCGAGACCGCCGAGGCAGACAAGGCTTCTGCCGCTTTCCGTTCGTTTATCAAGACAGGCGCGGAAGACCGCACCTTGCTTGCTCAAACTGACGCTAACGGTGGTTTCGTTGTCCCCGAGCCTCTACGCGCTCCTCTAATCGAGAAGTTCCGTAAAGTCTCTCCTCTATTAGCAGAAGTATCTTCGTTCAACTTTACAGGCGACACGAAGTTCTATCTACCTCGTAAGGACACTCACGGTGTCGTTGCTAACGCCGCAGAAACGGGAGCTAGAACACAGCAAACCGACCCGACGTTTACCAACGCAACCCTAGAGGCGTTCGACTACTACACCGACCAGAGAGTTTCTCAGCAATTCCTCGACGGTGTAGACGGCGCAGAGAACTACGTTACCGATTGGATATACGGAGACTTCGCAGAGCAGTTCGCTTCTCACGTTGCCGCTGGAACTACTGGCGCAACACAGAAGACTCAAGGTATCTTTACCGCTAACGCGACTTACTCGTCTATCTTGTCGGGTGTAGCCGCAGGTTTGGTAAACACCAAGTTCCTCGAGCTGTTCTTCACCTTGCCGCAAGCTTTCCGTGCGAACGCTAAGTGGTATATGTCTCCTGCGACTCTTTCCGCTATCGTGGGTTACGCTTTCCCTAACTTGAACAACACTCCGCTTGTTCAAACTACGGCAAACGGAACTTTCACTATTCTTGGAAAGCCTGTTGTCGAGGTTGACGACGCTCCAGCTATCGGTGCCGCTAACTTCCCTGTCGCCTTTGGTGACCTAAAGCAGGGTTACGCTACTGGTATCCACAAGACCGTCTCTATTCTCCGCGACCCTTACACCGCTACCCCTAACGTGCGTTTCTACGCTCTAGGACGTATGGGTGGAGTTCCGTGGAACAAGGACGCTGTCGTTCTACTCAAGTCAAACAACGCCTAATAGCGTTCGACTTAGCGACGCGCCTCTCGAGTCATCGGGAGGCGTTTCGCTTTACCTCGGAGTCTAGGCGGGCTTCTTTCTGTTACCTAATCGTTATCTTCGTTATCAAACCGTTATAGGAAACGGCTTGTATTGTGTCGCGCCTTGAGCTCGGCACGGTAGACTGGAAGTATCGAAAGCAAAGGGCTCTCGATAGATAAGGGAAGAAATGATTAGTTACGAAGACGGTCCAAGATACCGTATCGAAGCGCGAGCTATCGCGCGAAGTATCCACCGCTATTACGACCTCGAGAAGAAGATTGCGAACCCGAAGCGTTCCGACTTTCTAAAGGACGATTACCGCGAACAGCGTAAGAAGATAACATTTAGCGTTCTTCGACTCATTGCTAACTGGAACGAAACTCACGGCGAAGAGAGACCGCTCCATTGGAGTCAATATACCGAGGGACTCTTCTGGTCGGAAGTAAGACGTTACCGCGAGGAAGTTCTCGGAGAGGGTAAAGCGTAATGTCTACGATTGCGAAATGCGAAGAACTCGCTACTAAGCTCGGCGCTACTCTCGAAGACGATGGGTTTGCTATTCGACTTCAAGCGCCGCACGGTAAGACGGTCGACGTCGAAGTCCACGAATACGTCTACGACCGAACTAACGTTGTTCTCGGGAGTCGAGGTATCTGGCGCGAGGTCTGGAGCGACCTCCGTCGCTTCGAGCGAGACGGTTTCGACGAGTGCGAACTCTACGCGACGCTCACTTGTGATTGGTGTAGCGAGGTGACTGCCTAGACTTTCCCGTTTCTCCGTTTCTCGGGTAAGACATAGACCCGTCCTCTCCTCTCGAGGGCGGGTCTATTGTTATCTCGGTTCGTGACACCGCTCTTAGTCTGGACGTATCTAAACTCCGAGGAGAGAGACATTGAAATTACTTCTAAACGCCGACTACGAAGTTCAAATAGTAACAGCCGAGGGTAACGCCGTCTATGGAGGTAAAGCTGGCGAGACTATCATCGTTCCGCAAGACGTCGCCTTATTATTTATCGAAGCGGGTGTAGCCGAGGGTGTAAAGAGCTCCGAGCGAGCTACTAAGAACAAGGGCGAGACCGCTACTAAGTAAGTCCGCTAGAGAGGCTCTCAAATGCTACGCCTAAAGAAGAAGACCGTCGGTTCTTACACGTTCGAGTCGCTTTACTATGACGACGACGGAGTCCACGTTACGCTTCACGGTCCACTAACGCTTACCGTTCGCGACGGGGCGGGAACGTCAATCTATACAACACCTCCGACTCTTCACGCGGGACACGCGGACTCGATTATTCCTTTCGCTACTTTAGAGAAGCTCGATACCTACACGTTCACTTATACAGGCTTTCTCGACAATCAACAAACTCAACCTGTTTCGTGGACTGACGTAGTCGAAATCGTTGGAGGCTACCTCTTCGAAATAGCCGAGCTTCGAGCTTTCGATAGAGCTTTCCTAGATACTGCTAAGTATCCGACCTCGCTTCTTCGTGACGTTAGAACGTCCGTCGAGAACGTCATAGAGGGAGATACTGCGGCGCGCGTCGCGTTCGTTCCGAGGGGACGTCGCGTAACTCTTTCGGGTAACTCGCCAGACCTAAATAGAGGCTACTATCCGCTCTACTACGGAAACGATTACCGCGAGCTTACCGTTCCTAACTACGAAGTCCGCTCTCTCTACTCGGGAAGCCTAAACGGCGTCGCTTTCACGCAAACCGAACTAGACGACATTATCCCGAACGACAATACTCTCTTCCGCTCCTCGGGCGTAGCGTTCCCCGCGTGGAGCTTCGGTAAGAACAACATAAAGCTTCACTACGTCCACGGTTACGATAGACCAGCGGGAGCGATTACCCGTGCCGCTCTAATTCTCGCGCGCGAGTTCCTAGTAAAGAGCGACCTCCCCGCGCGCGCTTCGGCTACTTCTATCGGAGACCAACTCTTCCGTATCACTATCGCGGGACGTGACGGCATTACGGGTATCCCTGACGTCGACGCGGCAATCGCTCAATTCGGACGCGCGTCGTCCTCGATTGGGTAGCCGTGGCGTTCCAAACTAAGAGCTTCGAAGCGCAAGACGTTCTAGTCACCGCGCTAACCGCCCGAGCGGAACTAGCTTCGTGGCGTATCGACTTCGGTATCCCCGCAGGACGTCCAGAAGAGCAACATATCTGGGTCGACGAGAACGTTTCCGATTGGACGCAAGACTTACTAACTACGGGACTTCAATCCCGTAACGAGGTCTTTCGACTAGCCGTCTATGTTTACGATAAGAAGACGGGCGCGGACGCTAAAGAAATACGGGACGAACTATCTGCCGCCGCAAGTGTTATATCCGACGTAATCGGTTCGGACGCTTTCCTCGGTGGCGTAGTTATGTTCGCTCAAATAGTCGGAGGCGAATACGAGGGCGCGTTCGCTGACCCCGAGGGACGTATCCGCGAGGGCGTTCTGAAACTAACTATCGAGTGCCAAGCGTTCCTCGCGTGACACGGACAGGAGACTTTACATATGGCTAAGATAACTCTTTCGGAGGCGGTTCACGTCTCTATATCTCTCGACGGTAAAGCCGTCGAATTAGACCTCGCTGTCGGAGAGAACGAAGTTCACTCTAGCGTTGCCGAGGTTCTCGTTGCTCAAGGGCTAGTAAGTGACTCAAGCTCTAAGACTTCGAAGAAGACTTCCTCGACTCCAATCGTCGAGGAGACTCCAACTACTAAAGAAAGCACGGAGGCTAACTAATGCCCTTACAGAAAGTTTCTACCCTCGTCGGAGTAGCAAAGCAAGCTTCGGCTGGAACTCTTGCCGCTAACCCGACTTACGCTCACGGTCTCACAGGTGGAGCGCCTATCTCGGTCGAACCGAGCGTCTCTCCCGTCGAAGTAACGGTAGCGAAGCGCGCCGCATACAACATTTATCGCGATGACGTAGTCAACGGCGGAGAAGTCCAAAGCCTCGCCTACATCAGAAGCCTCGGTCTATGGCTCTTAGGAGCTCTTGGAACTGATACCGTAACGGGCTCGACTCCTTATACGCATACTTACTCAACGGGCGACCTCCCTTATCTATCGCTATTTACTAAAGGCATAAGCACAACTAACTCTGGTATTCGCGATTGTAAAGTCGATGAACTATCTCTAAAGTGGGACGGCTCTAAGCCTGTCGACTTGACCGTAAAGCTTCTCGGAACGGTCTTCTCTTATCCCTCAACATTCACTCCGACGACTGACGATACAGGAGCAGAGTCTTACCTAACTCCTCTCGGTGGAACTTTCTCCCTCGACGTAATCGGTTCGACTAACGTAAGCGCCCGCGTAGTTGGTGGCGAGCTAACAATCAAGAACAACGTTACCGCTATCCACCCGAGCGCAACTATCGAAGCGGGAGACGTCTGGGAGGGTGTACAGGAACACTCTCTAAAGCTGACTATCGTTCCCGACGACCTAGCTCTCTTCCGTAGCACCGTAACTGGAACCGTGAACGGAACTTCCGTCGCGACCGTCCAGCCAACGGGTTCTGTAAACCTAGTCTTCAAGGAGAACAACGGTTCTAATACGCTAACCGTAACGGGCAGTAAGATTGCTTATATGACCTCGTTCCCTGACGCTGACCCTAAAGGTGGCGCGGTGGAAATCGAGCTCGTCGGTATGGCAGTAATGCCTAGCGCGGGAACTGCTCCGCTGGTCTATGCGCTAACAAACGCTATCGCAAGCTACTAAACAATAAGAGAAAGTTAGGGACTCGAATAAATGATAAAGGGCACTATTACATTCCTAGACGGTTCTACTCCTATCGGAGTAACAATCGGACTAGGTGAAGACGTGAAAGCTCCTCGCGACCTTGCCGCGTTAGAGAAACAGGGTTGGGTTATTGACGACTCTATCTCAACCGCCTATAAAGCTTGGCTCGCTGGTAAGCGACAGGGAGACATTCCCGCAGACTCGAAGTTTGAAACTTGGGTCGATAACGTCGCCGAAGTAGACCTCAAGCCGTCAAGAAAGCAAATCGAGGCGGCAGTTGCGATTGGCAAGATGAGTCAAGAAGAAGCCGACAAGCTTCTAGCTTTCTTCGAGAGTAACGACTCGGGGGAAGCCGTAGCGCGGCAAGGCGAATAGCCTCCGTCGCGCTTGCTTCTGGCTTCGGTCTCAACTTAGAGACCTGCGACCCGCTCGTCTTCGAAGAACTCGAGGACTTGCTTCTCGAAAGACATAGAGAAGCGGAGAGGGAACGTATGGCGTCCGAGTTGAAAGCGAAGCTAGGTAAATGAGTAGACAGACGGCTATCGGAGTCGAGGGTGTTGCTAAGACCGTCCGCGCGCTCGACGCGTTCGCTCCTGAAATCAAAGCTCGCCTAAATCGTGAAATCCGTAAAGCTCTAAACGATACTAAGACGCGCGCGCAATCTAAATATCCAAAGGGCGCTTACGTTACGCTCGTCAACAAGAAGAAGATACTCGGTTCGGTGACGACCGCTCGCGGAGGCGTGAACGGTCGACGTTGGGGAGAAGCTGACGCGGGAGCTCGCGCCGCAATCTTCGAGTTCGCAGGTTCTCGTCAAGAGGGAAGAACTCCTCAAGCTCGAGGACTTATCAAGTCTCTAAACGCTCGCTACGGAACGACTGGTCGCTTTCTATGGTCTGCGTGGGACGAAACAGGTAAAGACGTCCTCGATAGAATTAGAACCTCGGTTCTTTCTGCCGAGCGTGACCTCCAATCTAAACTTGACTCCATAGGAGAAAGTTTCTAAATGGCAGTAAAGGTCACGGTCTACGGTCAAGCCGATATGCGGCAAATCGCGCGAGCGCGCGAGGAATTAGACCGTCTCGAGAAGAAAGCTCTCGTCTCTTCTAATCAGTTCTTCGGAGCGATGAACCGAATATCTAACTCTACGAAACGAGTTGGAACGGCTATGGCTTCGACGGGTGACTCTCTTACTCGTAATCTAACTCTTCCTATTGTTGCCGCAGGTGCGGCGGTTGCTAAGTTCACCGCGAACGCGGCAGAAGACGCGCAACAACAAGTCGTCCTAGCTAATACTCTAAAGAATACGGCGGGCGCTACGGACGCAGTAGTCGCCTCGACGGAAGCTTGGATAACTAAACAGGGTGAACTTCTCGGAGTCGCGGATAGTGAACTTCGTCCCGCTTTAGCAGTTCTCGCTGGCGCAACTAAAGACGTCGAGAAATCTCAAATGCTCGCGGGTCTAGCTATGGATATTGCCGCGGCAAAGTCCGTTCCTGTTGAGACTGCGGCGAAAGCTCTTGCTAAAGCTTACGCGGGAAATACTACTCAACTTTCGAGGCTCGTAGTTGGTATCGACCAGACGGCACTCAAGTCTAAGAACTTCGGCGAAATATATAAGTCCGTGAACTCTATTGTCGGCGGTCAAGCGGCAAAGTCCTCGGATACTGCCGCAGGAGCTATGAAACGGCAGAAAGTCGCGCTAGACGAAGCTACCGAGTCTCTCGGTTACGCCTTTATGCCGATTATGGAAGACGTTACAAAGCTAATTCAAACTAGCGTCGTCCCCGCTATAAAGAAGCTCGCAGACTTCTTCGGGAGTCTCTCTAAAGAACAGAAGAACGCGATTGTCGGTATCGGTCTTCTTCTTGCCGTTCTTGGTCCTCTTCTTTCTATTACAGGGCGAGTAATTACAGGTATCTCTTCTCTAGCTAATGGAATTATGTGGGTTGGGAAACACGCTATAACCGCCTACGGAGGTCTCCAGAACTTCGTTACTGGTCTAATGAACGCGTCTGCGGGTTCGTCCGCTTTCGCAACGCCGATGATGAAATTAGGCGGATACATAAGAACTGCGGCGACCGCGACTTGGGCGTTCGTTACCGCGACTTGGGCTAGTGTGACCGCGGGTATCAAACAAGCCGCAACTTGGGTTGCCGCTACGGCAACTCTAATAGCTCATAAGGTAGCTACGTTTGCGACTACGGTTGCGACTCAAGCGTGGACTGCCGCGCAATGGCTTCTCAATATCGCGCTAAACGCTAACCCTATCGGTTTAGTAGTTATCGCTATCGGGTTACTCGTCGGAGCAACAATTCTTATCGCAAGCCATACTAGAGAACTCGAAGCGACGTTCTCGAATGTATGGAAAGCGGTAACAGGGTTCGTTTCTGACGCTATCTCCTCGATAACAGGTTGGCTCGACGGGTTCGTCGAAACTATGCGGTCGGTAGCTTCGGACGCGATGAACGGCTTTATCGACGGCTTCGCAGACTTCTCTACGGAACTCTATAAAGCCGTACAGAAACCGATAACTGACGCTGTCGATTGGGTGAAAGCGAAACTCGGTATCGCTTCTCCGTCTAAAGTTACGCACGAAATAGGAACGCAATTCGGGGCGGGCTTTA